AAATTAAATCATTAAAAATTTTAATTAAGAATATTAAAGCTAAGATATATAAATATAAAATCTAAGCCACTGTTAAATTTATAGTGGCTTTTTTAGTACAGAAATTGGGAGTGAGGAGGAATGGCTTATGATGAAAAGATAAAGAAAAAGGTTCAAAATTTGTACGAAAAAGGTTCTACTTTTAAGACAATTTTGGAGCAGTATAAAATACCTGCTAAGACCGTTAGACAATGGGCTTCCAAGTATAAATGGGTACGTCAAAAAGGTTCAAAAAAATCAACTGAAACAAAACGAAAGGCATCAAGTGTTTGCATTGGTAAATTACAAAATACTAATGCGGTGAAGCATGGGTTATTTTCAAAATACTTGCCAGCGGAAACATTAGAGCTTGTAGGTAGTATTGAAGCCATGTCGCCACTAGATATTTTATGGGAAAACATTTGCCTTAAATATGCAGCAATTATTCGTTCACAAAAAATCATGTATGTTAAAGATGATAAAGATGTAACCAAACGAATAACAATGGACGGTGCGGAAGCTACTGCTTATCAATACATAGAAGCATATGATAAGCAAGCAACGTTTTTAATGGCTCAATCTAGAGCTATGGGGACGCTTATGAACCTAATTAAACAGTATGAAGAAATGTGCAATAGTGAATTGGCTACAGAAGAACAAAAATTGCGTATTGAGAAATTAAAAACTGAAATTACCAAGGCTACTGATGAAGAGCCAGTTAAAGTAGAAATTATTGATAATATCTCAAATGTGGAGGTAAATACAAATGCAAACAAATTTGAGTGATTTGATAGCTCCTGTATTCTATAAGCTCCATCATCAGATAAAAAATCATGAGTACACGCATTATTGGCTTCGTGGAGGTCGTGGCAGTACAAAATCATCATTGATTAGTATAGAGATAATTTTAGGAATGATGAGAAATCCTGATTATAATGCAATTGTTTTTAGAAAAGTTGGCTATTATTTAAAGGATAGTGTTTATGAACAACTTATATGGGCAATAGATAAGTTAGGTGTAGATGATTTTTGGAAAATAAGTTTATCTCCTTTAGGACTAATCTATAAACCAACAGGTCAGCGTATTGTATTTCGTGGTTGCGATGACCCTAAAAAATCAAAATCTGTCAAATTGCGTAAAGGATATTTTGCTTACTGCTGGTATGAGGAACTAGATGAGTTTACTGGTATGAATGAAATAGATACACTTAATCAATCTATCCTTCGCGGTGGCGATAGATTTTGGGTATTTTATTCATTCAATCCGCCAAAGAGTAAGAATGCTTGGGTAAATTATGAAGCGACTAATCCACGAAAGGATAAAATAATCCATACATCGTGTTATCTTGATGTACCAAAAGATTGGTTAGGAGAGCAATTTATAATTGAAGCAGAAACTTGTAAAGAACAAAACTATAATAAATATCTGCATGAATTTATTGGTAAAGCTATTGGTACAGGTGGTAATGTTTTTGAGAATGTAGAAGAATTAGTTATCACTAAAGAAATGATAAATGGGTTCACTAATATAAGGCATGGCATTGATTTTGGTTTTGCTGTCGACCCTTTTGCGTATATTCAAGGTGCATATGATAGAAAGCATAATGATTTATATTTGTTTAATGAGATTTATCAAATAAAGCTTACTAATGAAATGGCAGCAGAAAAGTTAAAACCTATACTAAATAAATTCGACCATCACATGATAATGGGAGATAGTGCGGAGCCAAAAAGCATTGTAACACTTAGAAATTTAGGTATTAACATTTACGGTGCAAAAAAAGGTCCAGATAGTGTTAATTATGGTATGAAATGGCTACAAGGGCTAAATCATATTTATATAGATAGGAGAAAATGTCCAAATACTTATAGGGAATTTGTAAATTATGAATATGAGCGAAATAAAGACGATGAGTTTATATCTGCTTATCCTGATGAAAACAATCATACGATTGATGCCTGTAGATATGCTTTTATAAACGATATGCCGGTTAGAAATAAAAAAAGTTTTTGGTGAGGAGGTGATAAGTTGGAATTAAACGTGGCAAAAAAACTGATATCGGATTATGTAGCAGGACATAGCGATTTTATTATGAAATCCGATGTAGCGGAGCGGTATTATAAAGTTAAAAACGATATTCTGCTAGACAAGGAACATCATCATGAAGAGGTGAAAAATCCGCTTAGAAGTGCGGATAACCGTGTACCGTTCAGCTTTTACAATCTGCTGGTAAATCAGAAAGCAAGCTATCTGTTTACGTATCCGCCGATTTTCGATACAAAAAACAGCGAACTTAACGCTTTAATTGTAGATACACTAGGCGATGATTATGCTAAAAAGTGCAAGGATTTATGCGTAAATGCTTCAAATAGCGGCATAGCATGGCTTCACTACTGGCACGACGATAATAAAGGCTTTTGTTATGCAGTTGTTCCTTCAACACAGGTTATTCCTGTATGGTCCAAAAAGCTGGATAAAAAGCTTTTAGCAGTTTTAAGATACTACACGGATATTGATGATGAAGGTATCAGCTGGACAGTGTATGAATATTGGACGGATACACAATGCCAGGCGTTTCGGCGTCGTAACGGCGAAGAATATTCCATAAAAAATGATTTAATCGATTATCCAATGTTTTGCTATGATATCACGGCAACGGGTGAAGATGGCTTTTCCAATATTTATACGCATGATATGGGAAATGTTCCGTTTATTCCATTTGCTAACAATAATCTGAAAACAAGCGATTTGGATAATGTAAAAAAATTAATTGACAGCTATGACAAAACATACAGTGGCTTTGTAAATGACCTTGAAGATATTCAGCAGGTACTATTCGTTCTTACCAATTATGGCGGAATGCGTGAAGAAGGTGCAAAAGGTGTCATTGAGTTTCTGCGCAATTTGAAAAAATACAAGACAATAAGCCTCGACAGCGCAGGTACGGGCGACCAGAGTGGACTTTCCACTATAACCATAGAAATACCGGTAGAAGCAAGAAAAGAACTTTTGGAAACAACGCGAAAGGCTATTTTTTCTATGGGGCAGGGTATAGATCCTCAGCAGCAGAGTTTTGATAGTACTAGCGGAGAAGCTATGAAGTTTCTATATTCACTTTTAGAGCTTAAAGCAGGGCTTATGGAAACGGAATTTCGCCTAGGCTTTGGTGAACTTGTTCGCGCTATCTGTCGCTATCACAATAAGGATGTTAAAAATATCATCCAGACATGGACAAGAAACGCTATAAGGAGTGAAAGTGAGCTTGTAGATATTTGCAGTAAATCCAAAGGCATCATATCCGATAAAACTATTATAAAAAATCACCCTCTTGTTGATGACTCGGAACAGGAAGAAAAACAGATAGCCAAAGAGCAGAAGGAACAACAGGATATTTATAATGATGACGGTTATAACGGCAAAGGTGGTGATGAATAATGTATAAATGGATGAAAGAGTATTACACGGCTTTCGGCAAGGATTTCCCGTTCAGTAAAGTAGCGGATTTGAATGAATATGAAATAATCCGCATTATCCAGTATTGTATCAAGACCAATACGGAATATACCGAAAGTACAGAGGAAGATATTACCGAAGCTGTAGTCGGCGAGGCAAAAGTTAATAAATCCAAAACAGGAAAGGAAGAATAAAACTATGTATACAAAACATGATTGGCAGGACGGAGAACTTATTACAAAAACTCTGATGAATAATATGGAAGCAGGCATTGAAGATGCCAATAATCGAGCTATGACACCGGGTCCGGCTGGAGCTGACGGTGCTAACGGTGCAGACGGTAAATCCGCTTTTGATATTTGGAAAGAACAGGAAGGCAATGCCGATAAAACGGAAACGGACTTCTTAAATTCGCTCAAGGGTGAAAAGGGAGATAAAGGCGACACTGGCGAACAAGGACCAAAAGGCGATAAGGGTGAAAAAGGTGATACCGGTGCTCAAGGTCCGCAGGGCGAAAAAGGCGATACAGGAGAGCAGGGCCCTGCCGGCAAGGATGGCGCAGCTGGTGCTAAAGGTGATACAGGTGCAAAAATTACATCTATCGAGATTAATGTTAACGGTACAGCAATTACCGGCACAGCACATTTAGATGATGAAAGTACGGCATCTATTACGGGCACATATACAGCCGGAGAATAAAGGAGATAAACAATGAATGTTGAAGAATATATTGCTTCGTTAAATCTTGACGGTGAAGCTAAGAAAAAAGCTACTGAAGGTTTAAAGAACTTTTTAAAAGATAATTATGTAGAAAAAGCAAAATTTGATGAAGCCGCTACAGCCAAATCCAATCTGGAAACGCAGATTAAAGAGCGCGACAAACAGCTTGAAACGTTGAAAAAGACAGCTGGCGATAAGGAAAAACTTGAAGCTACGATTAAACAGTTGCAGGAAGATAACAAATCCGCAAAAACAAAGTACGAAACGGATTTGAAAAATCTCCGTATTGACAGCGCAGTAAAGCTAAAATTAAGCGGCACAGCGCAAGATGTGGATATCGTAGCTGGTTTGATTGATAAAACTAAATTAATTGTGTCCGATGACGGCACAGTTGCAGGCTTGGATGAACAGATTAACCCTCTGAAGCAATCTAAGCCTTTTTTATTTAAAGATGGAAAACCAAAAGGCAGTGGATATGAACCAGCTGGCGGAAACGGCGAAAATAAAGTAAATCCGTTTAAAAAAGAAACATTCAACATGACGGAACAGGGAAGATTGTTTAAGGAAAACCCTGCACTGGCTAAATCTTTGGCACAGGAAGCAGGCGTTAGTATTGGAGGTTTTAATTAATGGCAGGAACAACACTTGCAGACATCATCGTACCGGAGCTTTTTAATCCGTATGTAATTAATCGCACAATGGAAAAATCCGCTTTATTTCAAAGCGGGATAATCACGACAAGCCCGGAATTTTCCAGACTTGCAAGCGAAGCGGCGCGCACACACAATATGCCGTTTTTTGAAGATTTAACGGGCGATGCGCAAAATATTGTGGAAGGTGAAGAAATTGAATTTCAAAAAATCACATCCAGCAAAGATGTATCCACGACAATTATGCGCCAGCAAAAATGGTCCGCAACGAATTTAGCGGCGGCACTTGCAGGAAGCGACCCAATGAAAGCTATTGCGGAACTCGTTTCTTCTTATTGGGCTAGAGAATATCAAAAGGAACTTATTAATCTGTTAAAAGGCGTATTCAGTGCAGACACTATGAAAGACCACGTACTTGATATCTCCGGAAAAGCCGGTAAAAATGCAAATATTTCCGCATCGGCATTCATTGACGCACTTCAGCTTTTGGGCGATGCACAGGACCAGCTTACTGGCGTGGTAATGCACTCTAAGACAAAATCCTACCTTAAACAGCAGAATCTTATTTCTACGGAACGCGACAGTAACTCTGTTGAATTTGAAACGTATCAGGACCGCAGAGTTATCGTAGATGACGGCTGTCCGTTTGAAGGTGATATTTATACGACGTACTTATTCGGACGCGGTGCTATTGCCTATGGCGAAGGTTCTCCTGTAGGATTTGTGCAGACGGAAACGGACCGCGACCCTAATCTTGGCGCGGGCGTCAATATGCTTTACAATCGCCGTTGCTTCATCATGCACCCGAGAGGTGTTGCATGGCAGAACGCAGTACGCGAACATGTGGAAAGCCCATCTCGCGAAGAATTGGCCAACCCGCAAAACTGGAAACGCGTCTATGAACCGAAACAAATACGCATGGTAGCATTTAAACATAAAGTTGTAGCAGCTTAAGGTTAAGGTAATCTTATGAATAATGAAGATTACTGGAAAAAGCGTGCTGAAGAACGAGAAGCGGAATGGATTAAAAAATCCAAAGATACGATTGAAAAAGAGCTTGCCGAGTATTACAGGCGGGCTCTTTCTCGTATTACTGATGATATTGCTGTTTTATACGCCAGATATGCCAAAGATAACAATCTTACTTATACCGAAGCCAGTAAACTGTTAACGGATAAAGAATTTAAGCAGTGGCGAATGTCTCTGGAAGAATATCTGGATGCCATAGATAAGAACGTTGACAATAAACTACTGCTGGAACTAAATACGCTTGCCATGCGCAAACGTATTTCACGTCTTGATAAATTATATGGCGATACATTAAAAAACCTCTACAGGCTCGGCACGGACAGCGAAAATGGCATGACAAAGTTTTTATCCGGTGCATATAAGGACAATTATTATAAAAATCTGTTCGATATTGGCAAAACAATCGGTATAAAATCGTCTGTATCAGAAGTTGATGATAAAAAAATTCGCAAAGTGCTGAATAATTCATGGTCAGGAAAAAACTACAGTCAGCGTATTTGGAAAAATACGGATAAACTGGCAAAACTCATCAAAAATGAAATTACGGACGGCTTTCATCGCGGTGTATCTATTAATAAAATGGCAAAGCTCGTACAGCAAAGAATGAATGTCGGCAAATATGAAGCTACCCGCCTTGTACGCACTGAAATGAACTACGTACAAAATCAGGCGACACTGGACAGTACAAAAGATAGCGATATGAAATACTATATATTTCTGGCTACGCTGGATAAAAAAACGTCGACCGTATGCAGGGCACACGACCGCAAAGTTTATCCGGTGGACAGTGCAACGCCCGGAATAAATATGCCGCCGCTACATCCGCATTGCCGTTCAACGATTGCAGGTAATTTAACCGATTATGATACAGGTCGCGGCAAACGAACGGCGAAAAATAAAGACGGCAAGCGAATTATCATCCCTGCCGCTATGAATTATGATGATTACTACAAAGTCTATATTGAAAAATCCATGTCATTCAGTCAGTGGGAAAAAGCACACAAAAAGCTGACAGTTAACGCTAATAAACCGACACTTAAAGAATTAATCAAAAATACGGATATAAAAAGTTGTACAAAAGATGATATTATCAATATCGGACGAAACGTATGCGAACAGTTTGATATTAAAAATAAAATCGGCGATAAAAAAGCCTTAAAAGAAGTATTCAGCAATTTCCGTGAAATGGGCGGCGAACTTTCACCGGAACAATGGGCAAAAGGAAGTAACAAAATTACTAAACAACAACTTAGTGAAGCATTTTCCTATTATCCAAAAGACTGGGTAAATTATTTAACTGATAGCGGAAAAAAACTGTATACTCTAATAACCAATAGAGGATTTTTTAATGAAGGAGCTGTTATGGCTAATGGTAAATATTATGCTACAAAGTTTCCAGACTACAAAACAGGTTATGTATCAATTCATATGAACGGAATGCGCAAAACAACACCTTACCATGAAATAGGTCATTATGTTGAATATTTCAATAAAAATGCTCTTAGAATATCTAAAGAGTTTTTAAAAGACCGTACTAAAGATGAAAAATCTGTACTGTTAAGAGAAATTCTTTTCAATTCAAGATATAAAAAGGATGAAACAACTAAGCCGGATGATTTTATAAGCCCTTATATCGGTAAGGACTATCCAGATGCTTCCGAAGTATTAAGCGTGGGGTTAGAATTAGTATTTGAACCAACAAAGCAACTGAAAAAAGTCGAACTTATCAATGGCGAATATAAGCCTATTTATGCTACAATAAAAGATGATATAGAATTTTTGTATTTAATTATAGGATTAATATTGAAAGCATAAAGAGGGATATAATGTGGACAAAATATAAAGCCTTTGGTGAGGAATATGCAAAAGCATTGGCGCGATTTGATGAGGCATATGATAAATATTTAAAAAAATTTGGTGAAAATTCTCTTGACCGTGTACTTTTAAGCGAACCTTTAATACACCAACCAACAAAACTTGATGTTAATGAGACAAATAGGGATACTAGAATGCTTGAAGAAGCAATAGAAAATAATAAGCCGCTAGAACAGATACCGAAAGAAATATGGGAAAAAATGATATTTTAAAAGATAATTTTTAGCACTTGCAGAAATGTGAGTGCTTTTCTTATGCCCAAAATTAAGAGGTGATTAAATGGATATCTGGCATATATTGGCAATAATTTTATTTACCATGCAGGTTGTCGTCAGCTTTTTTTGTCATGGGAAAACTATAAAGGTAAGCTTTTTTGCAAAAGTGTTTTGGGTGATTGTCTGGAATGTAATTTTATATAATGGCGGTTTTTGGAATTAGAAAGCTAGTAATGAGGTATAAATGGATAAAAGAAGGGATATTATGACACCTGCTGAAGCAGTGGCGGATATTATAGCCAAAGTAAAAACAATCCGCGGCGATACGGAAATCGACGAGGCTGTACTCGGTATTTATGTTGAAAAACTTGTAAATGACGTGCTTGACTACTGCCACAGACACGATTTTCCACGTGCTTTAACTTTCACCTGTATGGATTTGATAAATAAGCGTATCGGCGACGAGCAAACAGCAGCGGAAGGGGCGGCGCAGCTTAAAAGCATCGAAGCCGGTGATACCAAATTTGAATTTAATGTGGTGGCGGCGATTTCTTCCGGTGTTTTAAATGACCTGGATTTTGACAGTATCAAGCCGAAATTGAATTTATATCGAAAGATTGCGGGGTTTGGTTCATGCCGACACCATCACAATTAAACAGTCTGCTTAGTAAATATATGTATCATGATAATGTTACTGTTTGTCGTCAAATTAATGCTGTTGATGACGAAGGAGCAGATGATTATACAGTGCAGGAAATCTATGTTAATATTCCCTGCAAGTTGTATCAAAGCGGTAAACCTTTTACAGCTAAAAATACAGACAGACAGGTAGATGTTATTACGGATTTAAAATTATTTCTTCCGCCGCAATACGATGTTCTGCCGAATGATATTTTGAAAATATCCCGCAACGAGCAGGAAATTTTATTGAACGTCGTAAAATCGTTTAAGTATAAATCACATCAGGAAGTAACGGTAAAACGGAAGGATGAGGCAAGATGAGCGTTGAAATTGAAGGCATTGATGATTTTATCGCTAAACTTGATAATGCCATAAAAAAGATACCTAAAAAGAGCAATGAATTTGTGAAAAAATCCGCTGAAAACCTTATCGAATACACTAAAGATTTAACGCCCGTTGATACCGGTAATTTAAAAAATAACTGGCAGCGTACCCGTCCTTATATGGGCAGTATTAAAGTCTACAATAATACGGAATATGCCGCACATATGGAATATGGACACCGCGTAAAAAACCGCAGGGGCGAATGGGTAAAAGATGAAAACGGTAAAATAAAATTTGTTAAAGGTGCTTATATGCTTCATCAGGGTGTTGAGGAACTGCGGGATAATTTCGAGGAGGACGCCAAAATAATTATGGATGATATATTTAAATGATTAAATTACTTGATATAAAAAAAGGACTTACAACGCTTTTAAAATCTAAATTCAATTATAAGGTTCATTTCGATAATGTGGAAAAATCGAGTGAGCCTTATTTTTATGTGGAAATGATGCCGCGGCATAAAACCGTTGATGAAATTTTAACGGATAAATCCATACAGATTGATATAATGCTGGTTCTAATTCCGGATGAGTACGGCCGAATAAAAAGGTCTGTTCTGTATGATACGGCTGATACCTTAGACGGTTTAATTAGACCTGTATTTCATATCAAAGACAGATATATCACCATTCTTGAAAGTCATACGCGATTTGTCGATGAGATACTACATTATGTTTTTTATCTTGATTTTGCGGATTGTTTAACCGATAAAGAAAGTTCTGCTATTATGTATGATTTAATGCAAACGCTAGAACTTAATTTAAAATAGGAGATGATTTTAATGGCTAACGAAAAAGAAATATTCGGTATGCCGAAAGTACTTATAACTTTTAAAACAAAATCTACAACAGCAATTGCCCGTTCTGCCCACGGCATTGTGGCCATGATTTTGAAAAACGAAACAACGGACGTTATGAAATCTTATAAAATTTCCGATATCACAGATATTCCGGATAAAGGACTTACGGATAAAAATGTCGATTTAATTAAAAAATGTCTGCTCGGTACGCCGCTACGTATTTTAGTATATACAATTCCGGATGATACTGTAGCAGAGCCGACAGTAAATCAGTCTTACGTACTTAAACAGATTAGCAATATTAAATGGAATTATATTTGCGCACCGACAGCTTCCGGCAGTGAACAGGAAGATTTGGACAGCTGGATTAAAACGCAGCGTAGTAATAAATATAAAACATTTAAAGCTGTACTTGCCAACATGGCAGCTGATGACAAGGGCATTATTAATTTTTGTACAGGAGATATCAAGGTACCTAATCCCGATTACGTGGAAGATGCCACTGAAACACCTGCGGCAATTATCGGCGAAGCTATTGTAGGAGATAGTACTGTAGCAAATGACGATACGGTTAAGCCATATACTATTTACACGGCGACGGAATACACGGCACGTATTGCCGGCATTTTGGCGGGACTTAGTCTGGATAGAAGTGCAACATATTATCAATTGCCTGAAGTTGAAAGCGTAGAAACGTATGAAGATATTGACAGCTTAATTGATAAAGGACAACTGTTACTCGTTGATGAAGGTGACGGCGACGGCGTTAAAATTGCCCGTGCCTGCAACAGTCTTACGACATTTACAACTGACGTGGGTCAGGATTTCCGTTCCATAAAAATTGTTGAATGCATCGACATGATAACGGATGATATTCGTGATACGTTCAAATCGGATTATGTCGGCAAAGTGATAAATGATTATAATCATAAAATGTTATTTATTTCTGCTATTCTTGTTTATTTCAGTGGATTGAAAGGCAATGTGCTTGATAACAGTCCTACGGCACAGAATACAGTGGATATTGACGAAGAACAACAGAAAAACTATGCAATATTGAAAGGTGAAGAAGTCGCGGAAATGACAGTACAGCAAATTCGCGAATATAATACGGGAACCAATGTTTATTTAACAGGCCGTATTACGCCGGTTAACGCTATGGAAGATTTGACGATTGATTTTACTATGTAAAGGAGAGTTATAAATGGGAAGAGAAGCAGAAGCTGTAAAATACAGAGGACGCCGCCGCTGGAACGGCAGCTGGGGAAAAGTATGGTGGGACAATGAGCTTTTGTTTGAAATTCAGAAGTTTGAAGCAAAGGTAACCGCCGACCGTGAAGATGTATTTATTTCTATCAGTAAAGATAGTAAAATCGTATCTTTAACCGGTGAACTTTCCTTTACAATTAAATCCGTTGTGAACAGAAATATTAATAAGTATCTTGAAGCATGGAAACAGGGGCTTGACCCGCGCGGCACCTTTATCGGTTTGATTGATGACCCGGATGCTGTGGATGGACAGAAAGAACGCTGTTCTATTGATAATGTCTGGTTTAATGACTTGCTCTTGATGAGTTTTGAAAAAGGCAAAGTCGTGGAAAAAGAATTTACGGCAGGATTTACACCTGAAGATGCATCTTTCATTGAAACTATCGGTGCATAATTATTTTTAATAAGGAGATTATATAAATGGCTATTAGTGTAAAAGAACTTATTGAACAGAAAGAAAAAATTGAAGGCAATAAAAAAATTTTGTATGATATCGAAACATCTATAGGCACAATTACCGTAAAACAGCCGGACGCAAGTTTCGTCGCTGATATTTTAAAATTGGATAACGTAAATGAACTTATGATTTTAGATAATGTTGTTGAGCCCAATTTAAAAGATAAAGATTTACAAAAAGCGTATAACTGTATAGAGCCGACGGATATTATCGGTAAGTTGTTTAAAGCCGGTGAAATAGGTAATATTGCAACAGCTATTATGAAATGTGCTGGATATGAAAGTCTTGAAGCCAAGGTGCATGAAGAAATAAAAAACTGATAGATGAGAACTGGGAAGCGGCAACAGCCGCTTTTTTGCTTCTCAAAGGTCATACATTAGAATATTTTTTTAACATGAGTTATTTGGATAAACTTTTTGCTTATACGGCAATGCGCAAACAGCAGGAAATTGAAGCTCAGAAAATAGAATTTGAAGCACAGCTTGCCGGTGTCAAGCTAGTTAGGAGGTAGTTAAATGGCTGATGATGCAAGACTTACAGCACGGCTGGAAGCAAAAGACAACATGACAGCGACTATAGTTAAGTCGAAAAAAGCACTGAAAGATTTACAAAGTCAGGCACAGGCTACCTCTAAAACTACAGATGGTATTGTTAAATCTTCGGCAAGAGCCGGTGAAGGTTTAAAAGAATTAGCACAAAACGCCGACAAAGCTAAAACGGCACTTGGAGGAATAAAAAACAGCTCTGTATCCGTATCTGTCCGGGATATGGTAACATCACCCTTAAGTTCCATAAAATCAGGACTTAGCAGTATCGCAGGCAAGTCTTATTCTGTAGGCATTCACGCTAAAGACAGTGCTACAGACACCATTTTAAAGGTTAAATCGGAATTATCCGGTATTATGGGCAAAACATATACGGCTATACTGAATGTAAAAGCTAATACCAACCCGATGAATTCTATGGGTAATACTTTAAATGAGTTCACAAACGGAATGCTTATGCCGACAAGTATACAAATGGCAGGTGCCGCCGGTATCGGTTATGGTGTGTACGATACCATAAAAACAAGTATGGATTTTGATGCTCAGTTATCTGCTATTAAATCACTTACGCCAAAAGAAGGTTTAGACGGTATGAGCCGCGATGATGTTATGGCACAGGTAAGAGCACGTGCAAAAGAACTCGGGCAGGCTACGGCATTTGGCAATAAGGAAGTAGCACAGGGAATGACTGAGCTTATAAAAGCCGGTATTTCTTTAAAAGATGTATTGGGCGATGCTAGTGAGGCGGCTTTAAACTTGGCCACGGCCGGTGATTTGGCACTGCCGGAAGCGGCGGAGATAATGAGTACAGCAATGAATACATTCGGCGTTAAGGACGCAACTCATGCCGCAAATATTTTAGCCGGTGTGGCGAATGCTTCCGCAACGAGCGTTCATGAAATGAAGTATTCCCTTTCCGCTGTCGGTATCGTAGCCAAAAAAGCCGGTATGGATTTTGATGAGGTAAATACAGCTCTTGCGCTTATGGCTTCCCGTGGGCTTAAAGGCTCAGATGCCGGTACAAGTTTAAAATCCATGTTACAGCAGATTGAACCTGCAACAAAACCGGCAGTAGCAGCATTTGAAAAGCTGGGTTTATTAAAAGATGGCAAAAATCAGTTTTATGATGAAAAAGGTCAACTTCGTTCTTTAGGTGAAATAGCAGATATTCTGCACGAAAGTACGCAAGGGCTTACAGAGCAGGAGTTAAACTCACTTTATAAAGACGCTTTCGGTTCTGATGGTATTCGTGCAGCGCAGGTTCTCGGTGAATTTACAAGTAAGTCCGTTAAGGATATGTATGATGAAATGACGAAAGTTACAGCTAAAGAACAATCTGAAACAATGCTGGACAATTTGAAAGGTGATATTGAACAGCTCGGCGGTGCATGGGAAAACTTTCAAGATACACTTATGGAAGGCTCGGCAACAGGTGGGCTAAGAAGTCTTGTTAAGGAAATCACTGAACTTGTTTTAGATGCTAACAAATTATTTGAAAATGGTTTTACATTTTGGGGAACATTCGACTTTTTGACAAAACCATTCAGAGACGCATTTTCAAAGATGATACAGATGGACGGCATGGGTTCAGTTGCCGCCGGTGCAGGTTTGTTTATTGGATTTATTGCTGGAGCAAAGAAATTCTATAATATTGTTGCTAAATCCGTACAAAGTGTTAAAAATCTGATTGATATTGCCAAAGGCATTCCTAAAGATTTGCCGGGTTCAGTACCTAATAATCTGCCTACAAATCTTCCGGGACAGACTGTAAAAGATATTATTCTAAATGCGCAGAATGTTTACGTAAACGGCAAAAATCAACCGGGTGAAACGCCGCCGGTAGTACCAAACGAGCCCAGTGCGCCGCCTACGGATAAACCGAAAAATCCGCCTGCAAAGCCTACCATTTGGAGCAGGGCAAAAGATGCAATAAAAACAGGATGGAATTACGGCGGCGGTATAAATAAAGCCAATATTGCTCTTACTATTCCTTTTGCCACATATGATATCTACAGTGCGGATGAAGGAGAGAAGGGAGCGGCTGTTGCTCGCGCTGGAGGCGGTATTGCCGGTGGCTGGGCAGGTGCTAAAATCGGCGGTGCGACAGGTGCGGCGGTCGGCTCTGTACTTCCTGGTATCGGTACGGGAGCCGGTGCAATTATCGGCGGTGCTATCGGCGGTATCGGCGGCAGTATTTTGGGTAGCCAGTTTGCTGACAGCATTTCAAGACTTTTTGATTTTTCCGCAGATGATGATATTATAAAACGTATCAATGACAGTTCGTGGGGAAAGGCCCAAAATATGTCTGCCGCAACAAATATGAATGTATCTCAAATGCAATACGGTAAGACGGATGCTATTTTCAGTAATTTTGCAGAGCAGAGCGGACAGGCTCAGTTACAATCTGCTCAAGCGCAAATGGACAGTCAGCAGCAGATGTATTTAGGTTTTAGGGACTTCGTTTCCAATATTTGGAATGAAATCACTGATACTGCCAACATTGCAGGACAAATGCAACTTGAAAGCAATCAAATACAGGTTGAAGGACAAAAGCAGGCATTTTCAGGGCTTAAAGATTTTGCAACAGAAATCTGGAACGGAATTACCGATACAGCTAATACGGCAGGACAGATGCAGGTGCAAAATACGCAAATACAGACACAGGCAAATATAGAAATGTGGAACAGTATTTGGCAGTCTGCCGCAAGTGCATGGGAAAATATTCAAAGCAAGTGGAGTGAAGCCGTAAGCTGGTTTACCGGCAATATATATAATCCTTTAGAAAATCTGGCACAGAGCGCAGGCGCAGGAATTGCCGCTGGTATAAACAGTGCTATAACCACTATTCAGAGCGCATGGGCAGGTGTAGTCAACTGGTTTGAAACAAATGTTTTCAGTCCTATTAGGCAGAAATACATCGAACTTAAAAATTCTGCTCCGTCTCCGGTTCAGAGTGTACTCAGTTTTGTTGACGGCGGTATAGGGAAAAATGCTACAGGTACAATGAATTGGACAGGCGGTCTTACCGAGATAAACGAACAAGGTGGAGAAATTGTTGACCTTCCGACCGGCAGTCGCATATATCCGGCACAAACTACGGAACGTATCATTCAGCGTGAACTTGCCGAAAACACCTCCAATACGGGCGGTGGCAATGTAACAATTACCGGCAATACTTTTATAGTGCGAAATGAACAGGATATTGACGAAATCGCCTATCGTCTAATGTCTATCATGCGACAAGTAAATGCAAACTATGGAGGTGCATACTGATGAGCCTTGACAGTTTTATGAATAAGACTTATAGCATAGTAAATCTTTTATCTTTGGCACTAGGAAATGAAACTGCTGCAAAACGGCAGATAATATTAAGCTCGGATAATGAAAAATTTACTATTCCTGTTACTCCTCGCAGTTACGAAATAAAAACAGCACAAAATAATGAAACTATAGATATTCTCGATTTCGGAGAAGCTATGTTGTTTGGTAATGCAAAACTTAAACGGCTGAGCTTCTCTGGTTTTTTTCCGCATCCAAAACATGATTATCCATTTGTCGTGGGAGATGTAAAAACTCCGATTGAATGTGTGGAATTACTAACAAAATGGAAAGAAGCCAAAAAGCCGATAAGGGTAATAATAACTGACAGCCCTGTAAATTTAATGATGGGGCTTCGAGATTTCACCTATCAGGAGCAGGATGGGACAAGAGATATTTATTATAAATTATCTTTTATTGAATATAAGGAACTCAATACGCCGTCAGCTAACAACGATAAACAGACTGACGAAACAACAGGGCTGAAACAGCGTACTGACGAGCCCGAAAATCCTGAAAGCTGGGTTGATAAAGCCGATGACATTTTGGATGCTTCCAAAAAAGTATACGGCGACTACAGCCACTGGCGAAATATCGTACAGTCCAACGATTTAAAAAATCTGGCTATAAACAATGTAACGAAACTGAATTTAAGGAAGAATTTGAAATGAAGATATTTCACAAAGGTAAAGATATATCCACTTTAGTAAAAAAGATAACGTGGAGCGGTAGCCGCATGCAAGTTGCCAGAAAACTTGTATTTGATTATGTGCAGGATGACCGAGATACTCTTATTCCGGCCCTTGAAATAAACAACGGCGAAACTGTTTTTGGTTACGATGAAGAAAATAACATAGTATTTCGTGGCAATGTTTTTGATGTAGAGAAAAACAGGCAAAATTCGAACGTGCGGATTACAGCCTTTGACAATCTGTTTATTTTGAGCAAATCCAAAACAACAAAGAAGTTTGTAAATATAACGGCTGAAGATATAACGGCGGCGATATGCAGAGAACTCGGCGTCAAAGTTGGCAATCTGATTAAAACGGGCGTTCCGGTAAGTTTCATCGCTGACCGTAAAACGGGCTATCAGATAATTATGATGGCTTATACGGAAGCCAGTAAAAAAACAGGCGAAAAATACCACCCGATTATGAACAATGACCAACTTGATATCATCTTAAAAGGTACATTAATCGAAAATTACGTTGCCGACAGCCGAAGCAATATGACGGAGAGCACCTATAAGGAAAGCATTGAAAACATGATAAATCAGATAATGATTACCGACCAGCAGGGCAATATGACAGGATATAAGCGTAATGATGAATGGATTAACAAATACTCTATGATACAGGACGTTTATAAAACTGACCCGAACAAAGATACAAACAAAGAGGTCGAAGCAATGCTAAAAGGACCTGATAGAAGCGGTTCTCTTACGCTCATCGGAGACTATCGAGTGAAATCTTCTTATTCTATAGAGATAAGAGACAGCCTAAACGCCGGTAAATTTTGGGTTAAATCTGATGTACACACATTCCAAAATGGTAATCACATGATGAAAATCGAGCTTGAATTTGAAAACATGATGAATGAGGAAAAAGCCCCACAAGAAAAAACGAAAAAGTAGGTGATATAAATGAAACAAATACCCAGTGCAGAAGCAAGTGTTGAGGAAATTGTAAATATTATGCACGGCGTTGCACAGTCTCATGTTCCACGCAGTGCTTTTATCGGCGTTGTAGTTCAGCCACCGCCGAATTTTATTATAAAAGCAAATAACATCGAGCTTACAAAAGAAAACGCTTATATTTCAAAACGCCTTCTTGTTGGATACGAAAGAGCGGCACGAGGCCATTTAGTTTCGGCAACGCAAAATAAATCGGGCGGTAGCGGAGACAGTGCGTATGAAAGTCACAATCACGATATCGATAATGACTACACTGAAAGTTTTATTTATACCGATACTCTGAAAGTCGGGGATTGGGTTAGTATCCTGCCGTGCGAAGGCGCAGAAGGGCAACTTTATATCATAAACGAAGAGGTGGTAAAACTTGAGTGATGAATTCCCGTTTACCGGCACAAATACGGTTACTGCAGAAGAAGATTTACCGCTATATAAAGAATACGCATGGGATTTCGACACAGACAAATTCATTTACGATAATGCCGGAAATCACGTGCTTGTTGAGGGTAACGAAGCTGTAAAAGTATGGATTTACAAGGCGCTTAAAACAGAGCGTTTCAGATACACAGCGTACAGCTGGCAATATGGTATTGAACTTAAGAAATTTATAGGTAAAGTCATGACGGCAGGAGAAAGAATTTCCGAATTCAAGCGCGCTATAATTGAATGTTTAATGGTAAACCCATATATAAAATCCATAAATTCCATAACAATAAATCGGGAAAAAACAGAATTAAACTGTGAAATTGATTTAACCACGGTTTACGGGGAGCTGGTGATTAATGTATAAGGCAAGAGACCAAAAAGATATATTGCAGGAAATGATAAATAGCTCAAGGGCAAAGACTGGGCTGTTTGAAGGAACGTTCCAGTATGATGCACTCGCCAGCAACTCAATCGAGTTTGCCAAAGCCGAAGTTGAACTTGAGGAATTAAACAAAGTTGCTTTTGCCGATACATCATACGGTGAGTATCTGACCATGCTGGCAAAACAGTACGGCGTTATCCGTAAAGAAGCTACTAAGGCAATAGGCGTTTTGACCGTAAAGGGCACTGGCACGATTTACGCAGGGGCAACCTTTGCAACGGAAAGCGGCATTCAGTTTGTAGCTATGGAAAATACGGATATAAAAGAAAACGGACAGATAAATATTGAAGCTGCAACAGCTGGAGTTATTGGCAATGTGGATGCTGAGACCATAAAAGTAATTTCCATGTCCATTCCCGGCATAAACAGTGTGATAAATGAAAATTCTACAACAGGCGGCTACGATGAGGAAACGGATGCTGAACTACTTGATAGATACCTTTTTAAAGTCAGAAATCCGGCGACAAGCGGTAATAAAAATAATTACGAATTATGGGCACGTGAAATTGAAGGAGTAGGCGGTGCAAGGTGTATTCCGCTTTGGAACGGTAACGGTACTGTAAAGGTCGTAATTATAGACGCCAATCTGAATGTTGCTGATGAAACGCTACTGAATAAAGTCCGTGAATATCTTGAAGAAGAAAAACCGATTGGTGTAGATTTAACTGTAGTATCGGCAACTGCCGTGAATGTAAAAATAGCAGCCAATATTTACGGCAGTGTAAATGAAGATGAATTCAAAGAAAAAGTCGATACGTATTTTAAAGAAATAGGATTTAACCGTGGGTATGTATCCATTGCACACATCGGAAAAACGCTTCTTGAATGTAGTGGCGTTATTGATTATGACAGTTTGACCTTAAATGGTGAGGCAAAAAATATACCGCTTACGGAAGAGCAGTTCCCTGTTTTAGAAGAAGAGGTGGATTTTGATGTTATATCTACTTAGGCGAACACCGGTAAAAACATTAAAACATCTGCCGAAATTCCTGCCAATCGATAACGACTTTAAAAACACGGAATTAATCAGCGACGATGAACATGAAAAGCTGAGGCTTGATATTTTAGATGTAAAAAATCAGCTTTTTGTTGAAACAGCAACATGGGGACTGTCTGATTGGGAGCGGCTTCTTGATTTATCCGTAAAAGAAAACGCCGACATAGAAGATAGACGCATACAGATACTGTTAAAACTACAGGGCGCAAATACAGTGTCCGAAACGTTTATGAATAACCTGATAAATATGTTTTGCCAAGATAAATCCGGTTATATAATCCAGCATAACAGTGAATACTGGTTTGAATTATGTATAAGCGGTGATGATGAAATAAAATGGAAAGAGCTATTGGAAGCCGTAAATACATACAAACCGGCTCATTTGGGATTTGCTGTAGTAATTAGGATTATAAGCCGGATTTTAACAAGCCACAAAGCGAGCATTACTCAATATATTAACACCAACCACAATTTCTGGAATTTAGGCACAGCAGAAAATACGTATTGGGACGGCGTTTGGACTTTTGACGGCAGTATTGACTGGAGCGGCATAAAGCCGGATGCCGATTATAAAGAAAGACAGTCCCATGTTATAGACATTTTAGCTAAAGTCAATTCTGCACAGACCTTTAAGACAGGACAAAGTGCGAATATAACGTATAAAGTAACATCTAAGCACAGACTTTTAACAAGCCATAAAGCAGGCAGTATTTATTATGTAGATATAGACTTAAAACAAAACATTGAAAACAAGGCATTAAACACAGGAAAAATAAATGCCACGCAGAGCCAAACCACAGGGAACGCAAAAAACCTATGGGACGGCTCTTTTTGTTGGGACGGCAGCCACGCATGGGAGGGAGACTATTCCCTGCAAAATGCACAGATGGAAAACCTGTGCACCTATTACAGCACAGATAAAAATGGAAACATTAGGAAGGGAACGTTTGAAAGATTATGAGCAATACACAAAATATTAATCCGAAGCAGAGTTTGAGTATAAATGGAGAACCGGCACCGCTGGCAGAATTTAATCAGGATACTTTTTTACAATCCAATAAGAAGACTACAACCGATTATAGAGCGGCATTTGCACAGGCAATCGGGACGACAGGTACTATTGCAAAAATAGTAAAAATGGCGTTTGGTACAGCAGGAGAGGTCGACGAACAAGGCAACCCTGCACCACCTAGTGATAATGGTAACTTAAACAACGTTGTTTTAACCAAAGATATTACCTCTGTAACCTATCCTGTAGAAACAAGCGTCTGCTTCGAAGCTGAAATAAAAGCCGGAGATTATACCGGCGATATAAATGAAGTAGCATTGATAGATGAAGAAGAGCGCACCGCTGCAAAGATGAGGCTTTTAACCAGCAAAGGTATAGATGCGGAAAGCGGCGCGGTATTCCGCTGGACAATAGAATTTTAAAGATGAGGTGATAACTTGAACGCTGAAGAATTAAAAACAGAGTTCGGGCTTGAGTTCCCGACAGAAATAGACGGCTATAAGCGACCTGCTGAACCACTGGAAAGCGGACATGACTGGTATATAGAAATTCCACAGCTTATTGCAAAAGATAAAGTATTATATACGGGCATGAACTTAATCCTTAGCACATTGCTGAGTAACGAGAACTTGCTTAAACAGTGGCATGATACATTGCAAAACGTAGTAAATGCTCAAGATTGGCGAGAGGTTACAGATAGTTTGAAAGGTTACATGACCCCAGAACTAAAGAAAAAATTAGATGGTATTGCAACAGGTGCAAACAACTATGTACACCCAGCAAATCACCCTGCAAGTATGATTGCTCAAGATGCTACACATCGTTTTGTATCTGATACTGAAAAAAATACATGGAATGGCAAAGCAAGTACCGCTGTCGTATCTACTAGTGCAAACGGACTTGCACCGAAAAGAGATGGCAATGCAAGCCACTTTTTAGCGGGAGATGGAACATGGAAAGCAGTCCCTTCTGCGTCCAGCGCGGCAAGTGCCACCAAAGCCACGCAGGACAGCCGTGGGCAACAGATAGATACAACATATGTAAAAGGGGTTACGGGAAGCAATGCAACATTAACAGTTACAAAAGGAAATGGAAGTACAAGCAGTGTAACTGTAAATAACGTTGCTAATGCTACAAATGCTAATAATTTAGTAATAAGCGGAACATCTGCACATATAAAATATGGTGGTGCAGATGTAGATGAGAATACTGCTATAAGTCAAAATAAAGTTAACCTTTTGATTGGTAGTTGGTATTCTACAGGATTTAGAGATTTATGTTCTAGCGGAACACCAATAAAGGTAGCAATAAACCATAGAAATGGTAATATAAAAACTTTAGGTAGCGTTACAGCCAGCGGTGGTTTTAAAGGCAATGCTGACACTGCAAGCAAACTCGGAACGGCAAGCGTGGGCAGTGGTGTAAAACCTATTTATTTAAATGCAGGTGCACCCGCGGCAAGCGGAAGCACTGTCGGCAGTGCGAACAGACCGATTTACATGAACGGTGGCACATTGTCTCAGTGCAGTATAGACCTGTCTACATTAGCACCAAAAGTAAGCCCTGCACTTACAGGAAGCCCAACCGCACCGACGCAAGGCACTTCGGATAACAGCACTAAAATCGCTACGACCGCATTTGTCCAAAACCTCATTAATCAATTTAAAACGGACGGCACACTCGGCGGTATTGTTGGTGGTAGTTTAACACAAAATGGGTGGGTTAAATTTAGTAATGGTCTAATTCTACAATGGGGAAAATTAACAAAAACTAGCTGGGATACATTTAGCGGTAACTTTCCGATTGCTTTTAACACTTGTTATGCTGCTATAGGTGTAGCAAATGATACTGGATATACTGGATGTAGCTTTAATAATACAAATATTAATGTTCGCAGTAGATGGGATAATTCTAATGCGAGTAATATTGCTACGTATTTAGCTATAGGTAAATAATTTATTTTCCTATTGCTAAATAACGCATATTTAAATTTACTAAATGATTTGTTCCATTTGTACAAATAAATCCTGTTTTACTAATAGAAGTTGCATCATATCCTGGTGTTTTTCCATCACTGTCATTTGCACGTGTTGCTACACCTATTACGTTCAAGCACGAGCTAGAAAATGATATTGGAAATGTAACTGAAACAGATTGGCTATTCATATTATAAGTTCCCCATTGTTACTTGCCTATAGCAATGTAATGAGTAATACATGAGTGCCGTTTTTGAGCGTTAAAATAATTTAAATTGCTGACATTGTTTATGGTATTATCATTATTATCGAAACTATAACTTCCACATACAGCGATTTTGTAAAAAGAAGTAAATGTTACAGGAAAATAATTTTTTCCGTTGTTCCATTCTCCCCATTGTTTAAAAGCCTATAGAAAACATATAAATTGGTGAATTTCTATAAACGCCGTTATATCCTTTACAAACAGATTTAAACTGTTTATCTGATAATGATATAACAGCTAAACATATTTCATTTGCAGAATCTGTATATTGTAAAATTACATTAAAACATTTATTAGGAAAAGTAATTGGAAAATTATATGTGTTATTTGCTTGAGCATAATATCCCCATTGTTCCTTGTCATACTCCCACAACTAAACATTCTGCTGAAACAACATCTACTTTACCATTACTATTCCATGCTTCCCATGTTATTGTAGATGTAGATTTATTTTTAATGATTAATGCTACTTCATAAGTTCCACTATTACGTGTTAAAAATGCACAAAAACAATTTTTTGTAAATGAAATTGGAAATTTAAACATATTATTACTACCAACTCCCCATTGTTTAATTGAAACAATGGGGAAGTATTAATATAATCTATGGCACAGGATTTTATACCTTAAATTTTCCTATATCATTTAATTCTCTTTACGCAATAGTAGATGGTGGAGTTTTTGATATTGAAATACAATCAAGAAATACTTCTAATTTTAAGATAGAACAACGTAGTGGTCAAAATAGTGATATTTATTGTTATATTGCAATAGGTAATTAAACTCCTATTGCAAAATAAACAGCCCCTGTTGCAGTCAAATCAAACCCGGATTTATAAACCATTTGAGAGGCAGAAATAGATTGTATAACGTCTCCGCCTGTTCCACCTGTCCATGTATCTCCAGTAGCATTGTAATTTTTAGCTAAACCAGCAAAACAATTATTCGAAAACGATATCGGAAAATTGATAGTATAAGTAATATCTCCAGAATGGTTTTGTTTAATTAATCCCCATTGTTCACATAATCGACAATGGGGATATTTTAATCAAAATAGTTTTAGTGATAAAACATATACTGTTTCATTTCCAATTGTTTTTACTAATACTCTTTATATAGTTACAGCTATAGATAAAGGAAAAGGTGATAGTTCTTATAGCGGTGGTAATGGTGGTAATTGTATTCAAAGTTATACTACTACAAATTTTACGTATTTCTCTGGTTTTGACGCAAATAGAGAAGGTGTATTATGGTTTGCAATAGGCAAATAAACAATGGGGAAGTGCCAATGGAACAGATGGTTCTAACCCTCCGTGGTATAACTTCCCTATTTCTTTTCCTGATATATGTTATCAAGTAGTTACAAACCGCAAAGATAATGGTTGGGGAGCGGTAGATGGAAACTCAGCTGGAGCTTGTGATTGGAATAAAACTCAAGTTAGAATATATTCCAATGATGGCACTGTTCCAGTAAATTATATTGCAATAGGTAAATAAAATAATATTTTATATTAAATACCTAACGTTAACCATAAACTATCATTATTAGTACCACAAAGAATTTGGAAACTTTTTACACTTAAACTATATACTCTATCTGAACCTTGTCCACCTCCAATAGGAGTTACTATACAACAAAAAGCTTGCTTGGTAAAAGCTATAGGAAAAGTTACAAACTGAGTATCATGTCCTTTTCCCCATTGTTCACATAATCGACAATGGGGATTTGATAATCGTCATATTAATAGACGAACAATTACATTGCCAATAAGTTTTAATAATTTTTCAATCATAGTAGCTTCTGGTATTAATACTGATGAAAGTGCTAATTGTGGTTACCATATAAATACTAAAGCTTTAAATAGTTTTTCATATCTATATGGAGTCTCTGTATGTTATATAGCATTGGGTATTTAATATCCTATAGCTATCCAACTAGCATATAATCCAACATCAGCCTGATTTATCTTAAAATCTGTATTTGTTAAATTTCTAATAGCAAAGCCTGCTAGATAATTTCCTGATACATCTTTATCATCATTGTAAGGAGTTGCTAATGCTATAAACGGATTAACAAAAGTTATTGGCAAGGTTATTTTAGTAATATTTCTGTAAATAATCTGATTAAATCCCCATTGTTTAAAGGAGTTGAAAAAATGAGTTTATAAATATATCTGATGTAAAAAATGAAGATTTATAGAAGAAAGGCTGATTTTATGTATTTAATGAAATTTGATGAAGAGGGCCAAAAGATTTCCGCCGTTCCGCAGGCATTAGCTAATGACTGGGGCAGCGAAGAAAAGTTGAAATCCGAAGGCTATATTGAAATATCCGATGAAGATTGGAACTATTACACCGGCAATATGGGTGACGGCGACAACGGCACTGGATATATTCGCGACAGCGAGACCGGTAAGCCGATTTCTGCGCCTGCTAGGGTAATTACATTAGAGGAGAGAGCAAATGTGCTTAAATCGGAGTATGAAGCCAACGTTAAAGCGATTGATGAAGCAATTCAGATTGCAAAAAATAACGGCGATACTGAGTATGTTACTGAACTACAGCAGGAACGACAAAATATATTAGATGAATATGCAAAAAAATTGGAGGAATTGACAAATGCTTAAATTTTGTACATTTTGCGGAAGAAAACTTGATACAGAAGGCTTTTGTACTAATTCAAAGTGTCCAGATTACAAACGAAAAGAACTTATAGAAACAGAAAAGAAAGAGTTAGCAGAAAAAGCAAAAAGCACCCAAGAAGCTAGTAAAAATAAGGCTTAGAGGGTGCTTTTATTATGCAAAAAATTATATTACCGTATTTGTGCCGTGTTCCACCTTAGAAAATAAAGGAACATAGCAATTTATATAGATTAATATTAACGCCGTATTAGTGCCAAATTTTAATATTTAAACACTATTAAATCCATTGCTTTTTTTAGTTGGTGCAGGTCCTTATGTGTATAGTGTTTTTCTGTTATATTACTGCTGGCGTGTCCTAGTATTCTTTTTATTGCGGTTGGATTAGCGTCTGCGTTATTTAATAAGCTCGCAAGTGTGTGTCTGCATTCATGTGGTGTATGGCGCTTTATTTTTAACTCTATAAGGGTTTTATCGAAGCGAGTACGAAAACGGCTATAATTGAGATGTATGCCGTTATTATCTGTAGCAATATATTTATTGTTTTCTGCTAAAAATTCTATCCAAAAAGGTAATGTTTGTTTATGCAATGGAATAATTCTATTTCTGCCAGCTTCTGTCTTACTTTCTCTTATTATTAGGTAACGTTGTCTAAGCTTTACATCAGTTTTTTCTATTGCTAAAAATTCACTAGGACGAGTACCTAACATCATGTGCATTAGTATCATTTTGGCATATCGGTGTTCATCGGTGGCTCGGAAAAGTTTATAAATCTGTCGGGTATTGAATATGGTTTTTTTATAGACTTTTTTATCTTTGTCTATATCAACATATCGACTAATATCTTTTTCTGGTGGAATTATTTCGTATTTTACGGCATAGCTATACATGTGATGAAGAACCTGTCTAGCTTTCTTTTGTGTGCTATATCCAACACCATTGTCATGTATATCACGTATTGCAGATTGTAAATCACCAATACGAATTTTAGCAAACTGTTTATCGTATAAACGATTTAGATGTTTATAAGCACAATTATAGCTAGATTGTGTACGTTCTTTAATACGTGGATATAAATAAGCTTTTACTAAGCAGAATAGTTCATCAAAAGTAATTTCACTAGGACTAAATAATAGTGGATTTTTATTGTATTCGCAAAGAAAAGCAAGTGCAGATTCGTAAGTAACCTCATAGCCTATTACTTTTTGTTTTCCATCTATCCATTTACGGATTTCAAAAGGTTTACGGCGTCGACCACTTTTTTTGGTAATACTACCAAAGCCATTAGGTAATTTTAATCTTTTATTATTCAAATAAATCACTCCTTTTATTAGGAGTTTAAAGGAGAAACTTATGTATGAGCAAATTATAAATTTTGTTAGTTCGTTAATTCCTACTAAATTAGAAACGTATGTTGGAGGAGGTGTTGCCTTTGTGGGAGTTTTATTGCAGCACTTTATAGGGCAATGGAACAATCAGATAGAAATATTGTTAATTTTTATGATTATTGATTATATTACAGGTCTAAGTGCTGCATATATAATGTCTAATGTTTACTTAGATAGTAGGAAAGGTTTCAAAGGTATTATTAAGAAAATGGTTATTCTTTGCTTGGTAATATTAGCACATCAGATGGATGTATTAATTGGACAGGACACATTGATAAAAAATGTTGTCTTGCTCTTTTTTATTGGAAATGAAGGCTTAAGTATTTTAGAAAATGCTAGCAATTGTGGCTTACCAGTTCCAAAAAAACTAAAAGATACTTTGGCTCAATTCACAGAAATAAAAGCAAAAAAATAACGTATTCAAATTAAAAGGAGTATATTTTAATGGAAAGAGTTTACTTAAAAGATTTAGGGCTACAATATAATTATTCAGAATTAGAAAATAGAAATAAAACGGATATGATTGTTATTCATCATACAGGAAATCCAACAGAT